GATTCTACAGGGCGGTCCCGGGGAGACGCCCCTGACGGAGGAGAGACCCAAGCCGTCGGACGCCCCGTCCCTGGTGACGGTCAAGTACGGCGGGAAGGACTACACCGTCGCACCGGAGATCGCCGAGGCGTGGAGCGCCCGGGAAAAGGAATTCGGCCAGAAGATTTCGGAGCAGGGCACCGAGCTTGGCAGCCTGCGGAAATTCCGCCAGTCGGTCGAGCAGACCGTCACGCCCCCGAGACAGGCCGGACCGGACCTGGGGACGCTCCTCTTCGAGAATCCCAACGAGGCAATCAGCCAGATCCGCCAAGGGATCATCCGGGAGGTCGAGGGCCGCTACAGCCAGGACCAGTCGCAACGGGAGTTCTGGCGCGGCTTCTATCGCAAGCACGATGATCTGGACGGGGAGGACACCTTGGTGCAGGCGGTGATGCAGCGCCACTGGGGCGAGCTGGAAACGTTGCCCGTCTCCACGGCGCAGGACAAGATCGCCGACCTGACCCGGGGGGAGATCCTCCGCATCTCCAAGAAACTCAAAGGCGGCAGGGAGGACGAGCTGCCGCAAGGACGCGCGGTCGTGGAGGGAGCGTCGAGCACACCGAGCCGGCGTAAAGCCGAGCCGGAGCCGGAAGGCCCGAAGAGCCTCAGTGACGTGATCCGGGCCAACCGGGCGCGGCGGCTCCAGCCCACGCCCGCCAAGGGGTAAATCATGGCACAGTTCACGTGGGGATTTGACGCGCCGACTGGCGTCTACAAGAGCCATGCGATGTCGTCCAAGCTCTATCAGGCCGCCGTGGCCGAGACCACGGTGGCGGAGCACGCCAGCCCGGTCGGTGGGTTCGGGCGCAAGCAGGGTGAGACGGTGACGCTCAAGCGCATTAAGGCGCTGACCGAGCCGACCTCTCCCGTGCTGACGGAAGGCGTGCGCATCCCGGAAGACACGCTCACCATCAACACGAAGGCCATCACCGTCGAGGAGATCGGGCGGGCCGTCCCCTATACCAGCCTGTCCGAGGATCTGGGCGCGGTGGACATGGAAAACGCCGTGCAGAAGGAGTTGCGGCGGCAGATGAAGCTGTCGCTCGACACCCTGGCCGCGACGGGCATCAAGGGCGGCCAGATCAAGTACATCCCCACGGGCGTCACGGCCCGCACCATCAATAGCGACGGCACGACCGCCGCCGCGTCCGTCCCCATGAACACCTGGCACCTGGAGGAGATCCGCGATTACCTGTTCGCCACGCTCTTCGCCCCGATGCTCGGCGACGGGTACATCGGGATCTTCGCCCAGAAGTCCATCCGGGGCATCAAGCGGTCGCCGGAATGGGAAGAGTGGCACAAGTACACGGACCCCTCGGCCAAGTGGAACAACGAAGTGGGCCGATGGGAGAACATCCGGCTCATCGAGTCGAACCACACCAACGCCTTCAGCAACACCAAGGGCACGGGCAGCGTCCTGGGTGAAGGCGTCGTCTTTGGCGATGATGCGCTGGTCCTGGCGGAGGTCATCGCCCCGGAACTGCGGGCGGGCATCCCAGCGGACTTCGGCCGCGCCCGCTCGGTCGCCTGGTACGGCGTGCTCAAGTTCGACCAGCCGTGGGCGGACAGCGGGAACGCTGGCGAGGCGAAAGTGGTCCACGTCACCTCGAGCTAACGTCACTGGCCCTGGAGCATCCCGGGAGTATCCCGCATGGGGCGGGACCCGTCCCGGCGACCGATGAAGGGGCCACGGGAGGAACATCATGGCGTATCCACATTACCAGATCACCGTTCCCATCACCACGACCGGCGGCGATACCGTCCTGTCTGCGAACTCGACGGCTGCCGATGTCGGCATCTGGATGGCCGGCCCCCAGTCCTATGTGGTCCGGCGCGTGGCCATCCAGCGGACGACCACAGGCGGGTGGGCCACCGGGGCGTCGTTCAGCTTCCGGCTCGTCTGCGGCAAGTACGCCTCAGCGACAGGCGGCCAGTTCGCCAAGATCACCCTGACGACTGGCGGCAAGCGGGAGGATCACCTCTGGTTCAACCAGGGCTTCACGCCGAAACTGGTGCCGGCGGGCAAGGGCATCACCATTCGCTTGACCACGGCCTCGACCGGGAAGCTCTTCCGGGCATGGGCCCTGATCGAGCCATCGCCGGAACGACTCCAAAACCTGGCCACGGGGCACTTCATCTCCGTGACCGCGTAGCGACAACCCGGAGGGGGGCAAATAGCCCCCCTCCCCTTCCAACCCCCGAGACGGCCAGTAGGGTCTGGGATCGGCGCAAGCCGGGAACCCGAACAAGGGGGTCAAGGAGCATCACATGGCACTGGGCAGCGGCAACTGGAGTGTCGCCGGAGCCACGGCGACTGGCACCACGGGCAAGCTTCCCGAGAACACCTACATTCGCGGGAAACTCAAGCAAATCAACCTGAAACTCACCATGGCTGCCAGCGGGTGGCCGGCGGCAGGCATCGCCATGCCCACGGCGGCCAGTGTGGGACTGATCCGCAATCTCGATATGTATCAGATGTCGCCGGCCTTCTATGCCAGCGGCGTCCTGCATGCGAGTCGTGGCGTGGCCTTTGTCTTGGCAAGCGGTGGCAAGACCATGCGCTGCGTCCGCACCTCGACGGTGAGCGGTGTCCCAGGTGCGGGTGTCCAGACTTTACTGGCGGCCACGCAGATACTCACCGCCGCGCAGACGTTCTACGTCACCGCACTAGGCTGGTAGCGCCATGCACCCAGCCGACTGCCTGAAGACGCGCCCGAAGACCGTCGCCCTGATTGGCTTGGGCGTCTCCCGCTTGGCCTACGGGGAACAGGTCTGCCTGGACGGCTGTAAGACCAACTGGGATGAGATCTGGACGGTCAACTTTGGCGGCTTCGTCTACCGCCACAACAAGCTCTGGGTCATGGACGACCTGCGGGCCCAGGCGCAGAACCTCCCCAGCTACGGCGACTTCCTGCGCCAGCACCCTGGACCCATCATCACTAGCACGCCCTACCCGGAATTCCCCACCTCCGTCCGCTTCCCCATCGAGGAGGTCGTCCAGGCCCTTGGGGATGACTTCCTGAACTCGACCGTGGCCTATGCCCTGGGCTGGGCCATGATGATCGGCGTCAAGGCCATGTGGCTGTACGGCTGCGACTTCCACTACCCGAACCAGACCCGGGCCGAGGAGGGCGGACAGTGCGCGGCCTACCTCCTGGGGCTGGCCCGGCACTTCGGGATGACCTTCCACATTCCCCATACCACCACCCTCTTGGGGGCCTATCGCGGCGTGCAGGTCGGCGAGAGTGTCCGACGCCCGCTCTACGGCTACGCCAAGCAACCCTTCATTCCAGAGGAGGCAGTTCATGGGCCTGGACCTCAAGCAAGTCCACGAGACGGAGCAGATCAAGGGGACCAGCGAGTTCCGGCTGGTGCGGGTGCGGCCCACGGCATCCCTGGCCCGGGAGGGGGAGCCGGGGATCTTCATCCAGTCGGGGGGGATCTACTACGAGGACGGGAAGCCCGTGGAGAACCCGCCGGCGTGGTTCTGGGAGGACTGCCGCAAGATGACCCCGGAACGCCGCCAGCAGCTTGGCGTGCGCCTGCCGGAGGAGCCGTCAATCTCGGAGGCGACGGCGACGTCCCCAGCCCGGCCCGCTTCGCCCCCGGCGAGTCGGCGATCCGCTACGACACGATCCCGCCCGCAGAAGCGGACCGGCGATAAGGTCTGCCCGGACTGCGGGAAGGCGGGGCTGAAGAACCTGGGTTCCCACAAGCAGCACTGCAAAAAGGAGGCTGGCTGATGGCCGTCGTCACTGTCAGCGGCTCGACCACCCCAGTGGCGAAGGGGGTCATCCGCACCGCCTGGACGTTCGCCACATCCCTCGCCCCCACCAGCGGCAGCATCGGCAATCCCCTCAGTGCCCCGAATTACCCTGACAAGACTGTCATCTGGCGCGGCCCATGGGTCTCGGGCGTCACCATCGTCATCCAGGGCAGCAACACGGCGACCTACAGCACCGGCATCGCCAAGTGGTTCACCTTGAACGACCCGCAGGGGAATGCCTTGAGCAAGGCGACCGGGGCCGTGGAGGCCATCCTGGAGAATCCTCGCTGGCTCCGCCCGCGCATCTCGGCGCGAACCGGGGTCCTTGGCGCACCCGTGATCGAAATCCTGTCCCAGAGTACCCGGAGGTAGGCCATGGCTGAGTTGAATGACGAGCAGGCCCTCAGTTACGCCGAGTCCATGGTCAACTGGACGCGGAGCCTCCGATATTTGGAGGATGTCTGCCGCTTCGTGCGGGGGGCACGAACCAGCATTCCCATCCTGCAACAGCAGGTAGAAGAGGCCACACAGCGGAAGATCAAGGCCGAGGAGAGCGCCGAAACCGCCGAGGCCTGGGCCAAGGAGCTGGTCGCCGGCCATCAGCAGGATGTGGCTGCGGTCCGTGAGCAGACGCAGAAGGACATCGAAGGCATCAAGGCGGAGATTCTCGGTCAGCGGCAGGTCATGGAGCAGGAACGCGAGCAGTTCCGGCAGGCGACCGAGACGCTCCACACGGAGTTCGCCACGAGCCGGGATGCCTTGGTCCGCGAGGAAGCCGCCCTGCGGGAACGAATTGTGAAACTCTACGCCGAGCTGGAGGCGCTGAAGCAGCGGGCCGCCACGCTCTGAGGAGGTCCCATGCGTCGCATCCTGTTCGCCTTGCTCCTCTTGGCCTTCGCCGTGCCCGCGTTCGCGGTTGGTCCTGTCGTCGGC